GATTTGGTTGGAGTTGATAGATTAGGTATCATATTGTGATAACAAACACTGATAAATTTATTGATAAATCACAAACGCTTACGCTTGTTGACGCTGTTCTTGGTTGTACTGGTGTGCTTCTTTACGGTTGCTTTATCGGGAACGCTAATTGGTTTGACACCAATGTCATTGAGCTTGCGTTCCAACACGATGGATTCTCCGCGATGCAATATGTGGGTAACGCGAGAGAGTCCGACACCAAGCATCTTGGCAATTTCTCTGTAAGACATCCCCTTCTGTCTGTTGTGATAAGCTCGCTCGCAATCGTATCGCAATAACCAAGTCATTGATTCGGAGTTGTCGTCTTGCACCTTTGTCTTGGTTGGATAAGAGATCCAACCTTTGGCAATCGCACTTGTAATGATATTCGGTGCTTGGCTTAGGAGTGTGATTCTTGCTTGCGTTTCGAGTGGGTCGAGACGGTCAATATCACCTTCTTCAACCTTCTTACATAGATAACGGTTTCGTGCCATAACGTATATTAGAACGGAATGTCGTCTTCGGGTCCGATGGGGTCATTTGCGGAGACCGGCTTTGCGTTGGTCTGCGGCTTATCGCGTTGGTCCATATCGACATAATTTCCGAGGATCGGACCTTTCTTGCCTTCTTGTCTTGCTGCTTTTGAGACAGACTGCACAACCATTCCGTCGTTGCCGTATTGGTCGCGTCCGGTCTTGTTGGGGATCAAAGCAATGTCGAGGTAGGTTCCAGACTTGCCTTTGAACAGATGGGTCTTATCGACCTTCGTAACGTCAATTTTTCCGATTACCATGGTATTTGTGGGGGATTTGTACCGTCGAGAGGCAGTTTACAGACTTTGTTTATGGTGTCAACCCAGCGTTGGGATTTAGGTATCTGAGGCAATCTCGCCAAAGCGGCAAAACTGTCCGTCATACCAGAGCTTCACGACACCGCATTCGCCGTCACGTTGCTTTCCGATGGCAATCAGTGCTTCTCCTGATTTCTCGGTTCGATTGCGATTCAGGAGCATTACAAGGTCGGCATCACGTTCGATCTGGCCGGAGTCTGCGAGATCGGTCAGCTTAGGTGATCTTCCCTTATCCTTCTCGTTCTCGCGGTTCAACTGAGCCAAAGCGACGACCGCAACCTGACAATCGGCAGCGATGGCTTTGAGTTTTCCGGAAACTTCTGCGACCTCGTAGGTGCGCTTCTCTGCTGGTTTGCTGCCGTGAATCTTTCCGAGGTAATCTATCAATACCAGTTTGACCCCCCACTTTCTGACAGCGCGACGAATCGTTGCTGTAATGGCAGCAATACCGGATACAGATGAACCAGACACAAAATGGAGTGGGCTTGTAGCAATACGAGAACAGGCACTGCTCATAGATCGCATCCCGCCTTCTGTCATATTGCCGGTTCTGATATCTTGCATTGGTATCGACCCAATGTTTGAAACCATTCGCCGCACGATGGCCTCATCGGACATCTCCAGAGAGATGAAAAGGGTTGGAATTTTTCCTCGGATCGCGGCGGCTTCAGCGAAGGCAATCGCCATGGCCGTTTTACCAATGGAAGGACGTGCAGCCAAGATGGCCAGTTCACCAAGCTGAAATCCATCGGTCTGACGGTCGAGGTGAAAGAAGCCAGACGTGACCCCAGAGAGTTGACCCTTTCTGGCAAAACGCTCTTGGGTTTGGTCGATGAACCGGCTGACGACTGACTTTGCTGGTCTGAGGGTCTCTTTGGACGCATCAATGGCGAGCCCCTGTTCCGCATTAGAGACGATTTGATCGACCGCGAGGGTGGAGACAGCGGAATCCCTCATCAATCGGTCCCCTGCGGCTCGTAGCTGGCGACGGTGCGCGGCCTCCAAGACGGTCTTGGCAAACATCGGGTAGCTTGCCGGTGATGGCGACAAGTCCAGAGCTTTGTTCCAGACTTCAAACGGCACCTGAGCGTTGGGGAAGGATTTCTTCCATTCCCGCATCATCTCCGGTAGTTCGATTTGCTTTGATTCAGCGACCATGCCTTTGAGCAGGTCAAAGGTCATCGCAAGCGTCTCGGTCTGGAATGCCGAGGTTTGAATCTCGGCAAATGCATCAGAACAAATATCAACACCACCGTTAATGCAACAACCGATGACAGCGTGTTCGTCTTCAGAAGCGTAAAACGGATCGTTCATATATAATCCGCTATGTTGAGGCTAAGGGTTGATGACTTGGCTGGTGATTGTTGGTTTCTGTCGTTCTGACGATCTTTCCATCCAGCCAAAGCGTGTTTCCAAGATTTCATCTTGGAGTTGCCAACGAGCCAACCCTTCGACTCGTAGTAATTCACAAACTTTGAAGCTTCTGAAACCGCGAGTCCGATTTCATTGCATCGAACCTCAACCTCATCGAGCGTCGGTGGAACAAAGCGCGAGCGTTGCGACTTTGGAGCAATGCTCTCTTCTTTATTAGGAGTAGGAGATGGAGAAGGAGAGCTATGTTCTGGCCATGCTTTCGCCATTGGGGTTGCCATTGGGGTCGCTATAGCAAGCCCATTAGGGTCGCCATTAGGGTCGCCATCCTTTTGCCATTTTGACCATCGTTTTTTGGCTCCATTGCGACCGGATGAGGCTTGTCGGAGCTTGTAAGCCTCTTGTTCAGCCCTCACTTGCTCCAATCTCTCGTTCCTAAGCATACCGTCATCGCATAGCGAGAACTTAGCGAGAACATAGCCAAGTGATGGCGACCCCAATAGGGTTGCCATACGTCCAGCGCGGTCTGGATCGTTCGGGATTCCGCCTTTGGTCCACTGATGGCAGAGCAATCGGATGTATCCCCCAACTTCTTCCGCGCTCATGTCTGACGTTCCAGCTAGGAAGTCGTCAGCATAGAATTGAAAAGCAGGAGCTTTGCGCTTCTGTTCTTCGCTCATTGTTCGCCCTCCGGTTGAACGTGGGACTTTTGGTTCTCAATGGCTTGTCGTTTTGCCTCCTTAAGCAACCTGCACAACGCATCAATGTTTTGATGCGAAAACATCACAATTGGATCATCTCCATGAGGGCATCTTTGCGTTATGCAAACATACCCAGCATCGGATGCGTAGACTTCAGTTTGATCTTGGCTTTGGATTACTGCTTTCATGTAACAAACAGAAACCCCACCCAGACCGTGGTGAGAACTCGCGCACAAGCAACGCGACGTACACGGAAAGGGTGGGGGAAATATGGTTGAACATGGCTTGTGGTATGGTTAGCCAACGCTTGCTTCTCACGGCTCGCGCTGACTCCGTACTGCTAACTCGGAATCGGTCCTGCGTCCAGCACAAACTTGTCGAAGAACTCTGCCTTTGGTCTGACGTAGGTGTATCCGTCGCGCTGGTATATGACGGCAAGTCTCTTGGTCTCTCCGATGCGGAGTTGGGCTTCTGAGACAAACTCGACTGCAACCTTAGGGTTGGCTTTTGATCTGTATTTCATTGGTTGGACGGTAATGCGGTGTGGGATGATTTCCACGGTTGGCGGTCTGGATTCGGAACTTCTTGGTCTCAATGAGACCGATTCTTACGCTTCGGGATAGGACGATTCCGGCAGCGTTGGGTGTGACATCCCAGTCTTTCGCCCATTGCTCAGCGGTCTTCCATCCTTTTGGGACATCATCTGGTCGCTTCTGCAACTCTGCTCTCAGGAGCCTCAAAAGCTCGGCAGGTGCCAATTCTGTTCGTTCTGTGGCCATTGGTGAAGGTAAAGGTTGGCGGATGTCTCGGTGTACTCACCAAAGACCATCCCATGGGACCAAGCTAGGGTTGATCGTCGCTTGGAGGCATAATCCATTGCAGGAACGTCTGCCAAAGTACCGACGCAAAAGCCCAATGGATTACCATGCGATCTTCCAGTCGTCTGACCCGCTCTATGAGCATGAGCCACAACGCAATTGCCAAAAGTCTCGGCTGAATCACGCAAGAAGTTCTCACCAAATAGGACGCCGTGTCCCCACCTAAATCCTCCCAACTGATAAAACGACCTGTCATGGCAATCATTGTATTTGATAAACGTATGACAGTGTTTCTCAATAGGTTTTAACATTCGTTCCCATACAGCTTCAGCGAATCCTCTGACAACAGCGTTGTGATGGTTCAGATACTTCTTGGCTCGTTCATCATGGTTTCCCATGGTGAAGACTGTCGGCCTAAGATCGTCTAGAAACTTTGCTCCCTGTTCGATGTCGTCGAGATAGTCATCGGCTTGGTCCGAGTCTTGTGGGTCTCGGAGTGATCCGGTTCGCAATGCGGCAAGATCGTAGGCGTCTCCGAGATGGATCAGTTCGTACGGTTTGAATCTCTCGCGGAATAACAGCACAGCAGCGAGTGCATCTTGATTGGCTCGGTTCCCATGGCTGCAACCAACCGCCATGACACGTCGGCGGTGTTGTGTGATGTTCACAGTTGGTAGTAAGCATAAGACAAAGCATCAATCAAGACACACTCGCTGGATTTAGGTCAATTCACTCGGATTTTGTTCTTACGAACACACCAGACCCAGTAAACGGAAACATTGTACTTATGGGCCAATTCTGCGAGCGTCTTGCCGGATGGTTCATTTCTGACCGCATCAACCACCCTTTTCGATATCTTCCATTGCTTGCGACCTTTGTAGGTCTTTTTGCTCTTTGGTGCGGTTATTGGTTTCGGTTGTTGGACTGGTGCTTGTGTTACACCTAGCAATCTGGCGATTGCGTCCTTAGTTAGTCCGAGTGTTTGTAGTATGCTCATTCAATAGTTCTGGGTGAAATGTTACGATGTGAAAGTCCAAGACATGGCGGATGTATGCTCCCCAAGACTTGAAACCAAGTTTCTCTGCTTCTTTTTGTAGTAATGTCAGTGTTTTGTAATCTAACTCAAATGATGTATTAACTTTCTGGTTCATAATTCACGATGAAATCAAAGTTGGTTTGCCATGAATCGTTCAAGCGGTTGTAGGTGTCGTTCTTGATCTTCCAAGTTCGCGGATCGCGCATGGACCGCGTATGGCGGCAGCGGATGCGGACATCTAGGTTGACCAGAGCGGTGTTCCGAATCGGATGATCGACCGGCATCTCGTGGAGGAGTTTCATTTCTTAAGATCCCTGCATTGCTTGATGGCATCGTCGATTGCTTTACGCATCATCGGCCATTCCTCTGGGTTGATGGAGATCTTGCCGTGGCCATCAGCGTCTTGGCTGACCACCACGAACTCGCCGCCGCCCTCATCGACGATTTCGATGTCGGTGCATTCCATGGACAGAATGTGGTCGTCGGTCGGTGACAATACCCATTTGATCGGTCGCAGTTTCATATCTTCTCCGTGAGTGATCTCAGGTA